TCTGGATGTGGAGAACACACTGAATTTAAGGAGTATGACGATGAAGAAGAAGGCTAAAAAAGGATGGATTCTCAATAAAGGAATTAAAAAATTCTATAATTGGGAGTCATTCATAGGTGAATGTAGATATTATACTAAAAATCAAGAAAAGGCTCCATATAAAATAATATATGTTGGGCCAGAATATGAAAAAATATCAAAGGAGATAGATAATGAGCTATGAATATGAATGTCCTAAATGTGAAAACTACATGGACCAAGTAGAATTTTCTGATGGACATGCTAAACCAGATGGATTTCCAGGATTATTATGTACTTACTGTCATTTTTCTATCGCTGGAGATGAAGAACTATTTAATTATTTATTTGACAACTAAAAAAAAGGAGTAATAATGGCTAAAATAAGTGAAGCACAAAGAAAACACTTTGTGAATAGAATACAATCTAAAATGGGTGAAGTAATATCTAACCTTAAGCAACAAAATGCAGCTGAAATAACAAAGCAATCTGATGAACACCTTGATGAATATCTTAAAACTATTGGTGTTGTCGAAGATTTAGAGTCTTTAGAAGAGCTTGAAGCAGCAAGAGGTAAAGTAGCTGCTAGATTACAAGCTAATTGTACAAAAATACAAGGTATCTTAAAAGAAGCTGGTCATATAAGTCAATTTGATGAAGTTCATTTTTGGGATAGCGATGATGCAAAAAAATATAGAGAAAATTTTAGAAAATTCTGTAATATTACTTGCTCTAATCATAATGTAAATGGCATATCTGGAGAGATAGCTAAACTAGAAGCTAAAAGAGATGAAGCTATTGATTTCTTGTATGGATTATCTGAAGAAAGTGAACTAATGCATGGTGTGTCTAAGATATTAGAAGGCACTAATGTTAAACTAATAGGATAGGAGATAAAGATGAATAGTGAAGCAGAAATGTATAGAAACTGGGTTAGTAGAGCTGAAGATATACTATTAAATAAAAAGATAGTAAAAATCAGATGGATGGATGAAAGCGAAGCTAATGAAGGACTTGGATGGCATAGCCGACCAGTAATATTAATATTAGATGATGGAACAGAAGTAATACCACAACGAGATGATGAAGGTAATGATGGTGGAGCATTATTATGGATAAATCCTAATAAAACAGTAGAACATCCTAGCTTTCCAGGAAAATCATTGCCTGAAACAGAAGTATTACCAGTATTTTAACAATTAAGTAGCTAACTATAGCTATGGCAGTCCTGAGAAGTTAGCCTAAGTTTATTCCAGGAACTCTTGGTGGTACCTATAAAAGATTTCATCCAAGAGCACTACCATAGAATGAGAAAAAAGCTTAATAAAATTAATAAACAAAAGGAGAAAACATGACTAACCTAAAAGAACTAGCAGAGATATTATTAAAAGCTCATAATTCAGAAGCTAACTTTAATACCATAGTGGAGCAAATGAATTCTAGCAGCAATACTGTTAAAGATGATATTGGCAAGTTAAGAGATGGAGCTAGGCTAGAAGTTACATTTGATATAAATAGAATGTATGAAATAGCAGAGAATATTGAATGTGCTATATCATCTGCACAAGACGATATTCGTTCAGCGGAAAACTCTATTCAAGATGCTGCAGGAACTTTAGATGATGCTGACTATGAAATAGGACAGTTATTAGCTGAAATAGAAACTGCACAACAAGAGTTAAAGAAAGTGGGGACTAAAGATGAAAAAGATGAGTAAAAAACAAAAAGTCTTGCTTTATATGCAAACCTATGGTTCAATAACTCAAAAAGATGCTATTGATTTATTCAATGCATATAGACTTAGTGCTATAATTCACGACCTTAAACATAAAGACGGATATGATATAACTACAAAGCTTGAAGGTAAGTCAAAGCATGGTAGATATACGTTAAATGAGAAAACTGAATAATTTTCTCGCATTATTCGCTGAGAAATCGTAAATTATAACGCTATTTAAAGGAGTAAAGATGACTGAAGAAAAAACACCTGTAGAAATACAGGAAGCATTACCTGTGGAAGAAACCTCAAGCTCTATGTCTAAAGAAATTGGCAAATTAGCTCATGCTTTAGCTAAAGCTCAAGGAGAAATGGGTAGTGTGGCAAAAAGTAAGACTAATCCATTCTACAAAAGTAGTTATGCAGATATAAGTGACTGTTTAGCAGCCTCATTACCTGCACTAAGCAAACATGGATTAGCTATAAGTCAAGGTAATAGATTCTGTAATGTAACTGGTTATTATATAACAACTATGTTATTACACGAATCAGGCCAATGGCTTAAAAGTGAAATAAGAATACCTCTTACCAATAAAAAAGATGCACAAGAAATAGGTTCAGCTTGTACATATGGTAGAAGATACGGATTAACAGCAATGGTAGGATTAGCTCAGTTAGATGATGATGGTAATCGTACTGTAAAAGGATAGGAGAAATACTATGGGAATCGTAGTAAAGAAAAGCTCAGAAACTGGGTTTAGTGAAGGATGGCATGAAGTAACAATCGAAAATGCTGTAGTCGGTGATTATAACGACTCAAGATATATTGATTTACACTTTGAAGGCTATCCAGAATCACTTAAATGCAGAGTTTGGGAAGCAAGAAACCAAGAAGGTGAAGAGTTTAGTATATCTAATATGGTAAGATATAGTAATCCTGATATATTAGAAGAGCTAACTACTGATGGGCAACTATCAGCTAACTTAGATGATTCACCTGCTGGGTTAAAAGGTAAGAAACTTCAAGTATTATTCTATAAGAAAGATAATGGATATACTGAAGTATTCCAAAAGACTGCACCAGCAGCACCTTTTGAAAATATCATAGATAACTTCAACGAGGAAAGAATCTTAAAGATTAAAACTTCTGCTGAAGCTTATAAAGCAAAACGTGATGCGAAAGCATCAGAGACCACTGTGAATAGTGAGCAGACGTCGGAAACAGCTGCTTACTAATCAGTACATAATATATAAAGAGCCAATAACTGGTCCTGTAAGTCCTACAATAATACCTAGGTTAAGACCTTGATAGAGGCAATAGGCAAAGGAATATGTGAGGCTCTTTATATTAACTAAGGAGAAAATATGATAAGAGAATTTGCTTTCGGTTTGTCCAATCGACACCATTTCTTTGAATCCAATCAATCTGTAAAATGGCAATTTACAGCTAAAGATACTTTTCTATCCTTATATGAATACGATGAAGATGTTAAGGAATACTTTGAATCGGAGAAAACATTAGCTGGTTATACTGGCAAAATATATCTTCCTGAAGAGTTCATCCTAGACGTTGATGGCACAAGCATAAAAGAAGCAAGAGATAAGACCTTACTATTAATGAAATTACTAGATACTATAAAAGTTCCATATAATATATACTTTAGTGGTAGAGGATTTCATCTAGGAATACCTAATTCTGCATTTAAATGGAAACCTTCTGTTGATTTGCATCTTAAGGTAAAAGATGAACTAACAAAGAGAGGTATATATAAATATGCTGACTCTTCTGTTAGCGATAAGACTAGAATAATAAGGCTTAATAATACTCTTAATTCTAAATCAAGATTATGGAAAATCTATATAAGTAGAGAAGAGCTAGAAAATGCTGATGAATTATGGATTAAAGCAAAAGCTAGCAAACCAAGAAAAATAGATGTTCCTAAATTAGAATGCGAACCAGTATTTAATATATTGGAAAGAGAAGTAAAAAAGCAGACAGTAACATTTCAAACAGAAATGGGAGCTGAGCCAGACCAAATGTTATATCCTTGTATCCAAAAGATGCTAAGCGGGTCATCCTACGGGAGCAGACATGCTATGGCATTAAGATTAGCTGCATGGTTTAGATGGAGATATCCAGAACATGTAGTTAAAGTAATAATGGAAGATTGGAGACAAAGAGTAACATCTGATGAATATCCATTTACTGAAGATGAAATGGAAAGAATAGTAAGAGATTGTTATAAAGGTCATAATGGTAAAGGTTATCGCTATGGATGTATGGACCCTATAATGGATAAGCATTGTAAAGATACTTGTACGTTATATACCTCAAAGAAAGCTCAAGGCCTTATGAGTCCCACTGATATGGAAAGTAATTTAATCAGTTGGCTTAAAGGAGATACACGCCCTTTAAATATAGGTAAGTTATATAATAAAGACTTTCCTATATATCCAGGAGAGCTAGTGGTAGTCCAGGCTCCACCTAAAACAATGAAAACTATGCTATTAATGAATTGGGTAAATGCATTTAAAAAGCCTACATATTTCTTAGAGATGGAAATGTCTCCAAGACAAATGTGGTCTAGGTTTATTCAAATAGAAAATGGCTGGGACGATAATCAGTTAAGAGAATACTATGATAAGAATTCTGCTGGTGGTATGGCAGAGAAATTTAAATGGTTGCATACTGATTATAGGCCGTGTTATCCTCATGAATTAGAGAAAAGGATAAACATGCTTCCAGTAAAACCAGAGATAGTAATCGTTGACCATATGGGTTTAATGTTATCTAAGAACAGAGACCTTAATATGAAAATGGAAGAGATAGCTGGAGCATTAACTGAGCTTGCTATAAAGAATAACATAATAGTATTTACTATATCAGAGATAACTAAACAAGCTTTCCATGAAGGTATGAATATATCTTCTGTAAGAGGCTCATTTAGAATTGCATATAATGCAAGTAAGATATTATCTCTAACAACATCTAAAGATGATAATGGTTTAGTAAAGAATATGGTTATTAAAACTGAAGCTAATAGGGAAAGAGGTAGTTTAGATGTTTTACTTAAACTAAATAACCTTCAAATTGTTCCCGCAAATCAATAAGGAGAAATACAATGGACGCATATGCACCAATAAGAAAAGTCCCGCTAGACTATAACGGGATACAGTCCTCTGCATTTTCTGTACAAATGGAAAAAGTAAAGGAAGGCGAATTGCCTAAATGGAATGAAGTAGGAGTAGTAAGTAATAAATACTTACTTATTCCTAATAAAGAAGTAAATCTATTAGCAGATGAAATAGCTAATGAATCTAACTTAACTTGGGAACCAATAAGAACATTCTTTGACGGTAGAAGATATTTTACTGGAAGAATAGCTAGAAGTCAAACATCAGAAGTAAGTAAAGGTGATGATGTAGCTCTTGGCATGGGTTTCTGGAATAGTTATGATGGCAGCACAGCTTTATCATTTAGATTATTCTTGGTAAGACTAGTATGCACTAATGGTATGATGACTAGAGATTTCTTTAGTAGTTATAGATTTAAGCATGATAATACTAGTGAAGATTATCAGGATGAAATAATAAAGGCTGCTGATATAATAAACAATAGTGAAGAGCAGGTAGAAGTACTTATGAAAAAGTTCAGAAAGATGAACGAAATGGAGTTTAGTCTAGACGACCTATCAATGGTTCGTAAGAATCTACCAGCTATACCAGTAACTACATGGGGTAAGATAGTAGACCAGTATTTAAGGAAGCATGATAATACTGATTCTATGAATAGTTACTGGACATTTTATAATGCATGCACTGATATCCTCTGGCATGAAAAGA